AAAGTCAGCGTCCATGCTGGTTTGCATGGGCGTACGAACAAAGTGCTTCATGCCGTTGGGCACATCAGTCAGCAGGAACCATGCGTTGGGATCGGTCAGATAGTGGTTGACCGTATATCCCTCGGGAATGGAGCCCATCGACTTCAGCGCGTTGATGTCGTTGTCAGCCGTCGCAACACGCAGTTCGGTTTTGAGCAGACGCTCAGCAACGAACTGGAGCTGCGGGGGAACAACAAGCTTGCGCGGCTTAGCGGCGATCAGCAGACCACGCTCATCGGTCCAGCCAGCGATCTGAATGACAGCCGCCTCAAGGGAGGTCTCATTCAGGTCAGCGCCGACGGTCGGACGGTTGCTGTTGGTGCCACCGGAAACCAGCGGATGCGCGGTGCTGCACAGGCTGACGCCATCGCCATAGGTGTACGCAGGATTGAACGCTTGGTTCAGAATCGTTGCGGCCTTGACTTGCTTGGTGTAAGCCATACCACGGGCCAGCGCCTTGGTGTAACGCGCCGACAGACTGTCGTACAGGTTGTCTTCCATCGCCTCTTCGGTGATGGAGAAACCCATAGCGATGGTCTCGTGGTTGTAGCGAGCAGTCCAAGCCTCTTGCGCGTTGTCATAAGCAAGGGCGGAACCCTCGTTTTTGACAGGCGCGGCGCCCATACCGGACAGCTTGGTTTCCTCTTCGAACGAACGCTCAGAGGTCTCCGAAGTGAAGATCTCTTTGTGTTCTTCGCCGTACCGTTTGTACTCCAGACCGAACAGTGCGTTAAGCCCTGGCAGGAGTTCTTTCAGTAGTTGTGCACGTGAAATAGCCATGATCTAACTCCTTTAGGCCGTAGCGGCAGCAGCGTAATACTCATGCTGGCCAAAGTTGAGCTTAACAAGCAGCTCGGGATACTGGGTAAACACCAACGTTGCGCTAGCTGCAAAGGCCGGGGAGGCCGCTGCATTTAGCGTAAACGTGGTATCGCCCGCAGCAGCGGCAACAGACACGTACGAACCACTAGCGATGTACTGGCCATTGGACGCAACCGAGCCAACATCCGTACCTACGGGCAGCGCAAACGGCAGCGCCGAGCAGGTTACGGTGGTCGTGCCAGAAACGTACGTAGCAGTACCCAGCGAAACGGCGGTCTGCGCAACTACGTCAATAACACGTACGGGCAGAGCAGCCGTAATGTTAAGACTGCCAGCTTCCAGAGCATTTGCCGAATTGCCGGTGTTCAGGTTGCCAGTGTTGTTCAAGCACGCCAGATTCCGGCCAATCATGGCGCGAGCGCCCGAAGCCATGGTAGTGCCAGACGAACATACAGCCGCTTGGAAGACCGTATCAGGGTCGTCACAAACGTACGCAACGGCATCGCCAGCAGTGGTATTGGCAGGCCAGTTTTGGCTGAACTGCTTCTGCTTGGTCGTCGGATTGGTATACGAACAGCCAAGGAAGATGCCAACAACGGTGCCAGCTACACCAGAGGTGACGCTGATGCGCTCAAGGTTGCCGCGCACGAGAGCCACGAAATCACCGTAGAAGATGTCCGTGTTGTACGCGTATTGAATGTTGTACATCCGGGTTGAGCCGGAGAACAACTGCCCACCGATCAAATTGATCGGCTTTAGCCCGTATGGGGCCGACACAACAGGGTAAGCCATTTAAGACTCCTAAATTACTAACGGCGTCCGAACGTTGTCTGCGATGACCGGTTGTTAAACAGCGGCATTCGCGGATCGTTCTCGCGCATGAAGTTGTTGTCCACTGACTTGATTTGCGCACCGGCCTGATCTGCAAAATACTCATTCCGTTCGCCAACCAACTCAGAGGGGGCTTTGCACAGCATCAGTCCGCCAATCACAATATTGTCTTTGAATCGTTCGGACTCAATCGCAGCTAGTGTGATTTCTGGATGATCAGATGCTTTTACAGGTTCCCAACCTTCACGCAACATGAGTGACACATTGGTAGGATCTGCTTCCCCACGTGTACTGATTCGCACCCAGTGAAAATCATAGCCAGGCTCCGGATTCGGAGTCGGCAGGGTTTCTGCTCGCTGCCATGTACGGCGACGCGCAGTTTTGTCACGGGTTTGAAATTCGCGGTTTGTTCGATTCTCAGCCATTTTGTTTCCTCATGTCTTCAGCAACCTGACGGGCATATTGCTCAGGGGTTAGCCCGAGGCGTTTAGCTATAGCGATAGCCGATTGTGTCAGCACGATCTTTTTAGGGGCAGTGCTTCGACTAGCGGGCGCTACAACATTGCTACGGCGCGGCTTTTCAGCCGGAGGTGATGACTGATTTCCATCGTCGTCGTCAAACGCATCTGGAAATACTTGTCGCATACGCCGGTCAATCCGGTCGTAGTAATCGTCGGATTGGGGATCGACGCCTTCCCTGACCAATTTTTGATGCAACCCAAGAGCGAGGGCGGTCATTTCCTCGTCTGCTCCAAACCATCGATTCCTAGACTGCCAAGTTGACAGTTTTTCATCAATTTTTGGCGCTTCTTGAGCGATTGGTTGTGTTTGTACAGCAACTGGTTTCTCTTGTAAAGGTGGCGGTTTGAGCGCAGCCACCCTTTCCGCCTGATTTTTGGCCGCAATTAATGCTTCTTGGGCCTCAACCAGCGCTTTAGAATCACCAGATTCGTACGCTTTTTGGTAGCGCTCCTTCGCGCTCTCCAAATTCAGCACCGTTCGAGCTTTTGCCTGCTCGATCAGCGCCGCTTGGCTCTTTTCATGCTGCTCTTTGAGGCGTTTATTCTCTTCGTACACCGATTGCGCGTACTTAATCGCCTCTTCTTTCTCTCTTAGAGCCGCTTCTGCCTTGCGCCGCTCGTCGTGATAGCCCTTTGTGAAGTGCTGAATGCGCTTTTTGACGTTATCTGAGTAATTTGCCAGCTCATCATCGTCAACATCCTTGGGCGGTGCAGAAGGTTTTCGGTTTCTGTCCGCTTCTGGCGTGTCATCAACGACTTCAATCTCAACTTCGGGCTCGGATTTGGGGGTTTCCAGCTTGGGAGGAGGCTCCGTAATGTTGGTTACCTCTTTGGCCGGCTCAATTTCAATCTTGTTGTCGACCTTTTCCGGATCTGGAAACTCAAATTCAACTTTTTGGAATGCCATATCAGTCCTTCCGCAGGCTATTTAGCTGCACCTGCAAGGCATCGCATTGCTTTCGCAAGTGATGTATGTACTCGTGTTGGGATTTTTCGCGCTGTTCAATGACTTTGAGTACGCGCTGCAACCTTGCAACCATGCCGCCAAGCTCGGATGCAATATTGCTTAGTTCATACCAGTCAAAGTCAGAGGTCACGCCGTACGAAATATGTTCGCTCATACGCGTGTCACCCCTCTCGGGTCAGCAACAATCGCCTCAATCGCATCGTCATTCAAGAGTCGATACTCTTGGCCGTTAACCGCGAAACGCGTACCCGAGTTAGGACGGAACATTACAAAATCACCAACCTTGCACCATGGCCCAGTGGGGAATCGGTCTTTGTCGTGATAGGCCAGATCACCCATATCCATAACTGCGCCCATCATGGACAGGACGCGTTCCGCATGCTTGGTACGATCAGCCTTCGCAATACCAGATTCATACGTATCCTCAACCTGGGGCAGCGCAATTAAGAGCTGGTATCCAACCGGTTTCGGAAGTTGGGCTTCAAATTCAGCATCAGTTACCTGAGTATCACTCATTGTCAAGATCCATATAGTTTTGCGCGAGGTCTTGTACTTCACGCTGTGCGGTCTCTAGTCCTCGAATCAAGCCACACAGTTCTCGGTATTCGGCGTAGTCTTTACTAGCACCGGATACAAGCGAGTCAGCAACCGCGTTTCTATGCGCGGCGAGTTTTTCATTCAGCACGTCAAAGACGGTTTTAGCCATGGTTTAGCCTTTGCCGGCTTGGCCAGCGATACGCAGCGCTTCGATCTGCAATCTGCTCTGGGCAATATCCACATCAGCCGCATCCTTCTGGGCTTTACGCTGAACGTCCTGAGCTTTGATTTGCAACTCTTGCTGCTGCAATTGGAACATCGGATCTTGTTGGACTTGTTGGGCTTGCTGTTGCGCAGCCTGCTGCTGGTGAAGCTGCGTAAGCTGTTTGCCCGCATCCGCCACCAACCGCGACAACTCAACTTCAATTTCCTCTGGCATCTCTTCATGCGGCCCAGGCAGCGGCGCACCCAACCGCTCTTCAATCTGCTTGCGATACATATAACCAAGATGCTCAGCAATATGAGCCTGCAACGAACCCATAATCTGATTCGCCATGGGATTCTGGCCAATCGCCTGCGCAATCATTGGATCTTGCATAAATGACTGGTGAGTCGTTAAGTGCGCTTCGTGGTCCTGATAGATGAATGCCTTCATCGGTTTGCCCATCAACGCGCCCATGTTCTCCGACACAGGATCTCTTGGCTTCTGATCCTCGTCTGTCGGGATAATCTTGTCGGCGTTCTTCAGGCCCAGGACTTCAATCATTTGCCGGTGCAGGTACGGTAAGTTGTACAACTGCGGCGCTGATTGCGAAAGTTGGAAGGCCGCCTGATACTGCACAACCCGCTGCGCCATCGTCGTGGCATTTGGGTCGCTGACGGGAATTACTTCCACCATTGCGTAGTCTTCTGACCGCGCTCTACGATCTACGCCCTCGGGGATGTAGTCATACGGCTCATCTGCATACTCAGAAATCAACTCTTTGAGTAGCTTAAACTCCTGCTTCATCGCGAAGTGAACCCTCGCTTGCACCGCAGCCATGGGTTTTAGCGTCCTCTCCAGCAACGCCAATGTTGTTCCAACCGGCGCCTGAGCTGACATATCACTGATATTCATGTCGCTGATTGCGCCTAGCCTGCGGCCTTCCTGCGTAATCCGCTCAAGCAAAGCTGCCAAAACCTGACTGGGCTCTTTGTACGGCAACGTCATGATGTTGTCCCGTACCGTCCCGCTAGGTACGTCTACATCTCTAAACTCACCCGGAGCAATCGGAGTATCGTCGCCTTTAATCCGTAATCCACGGGACTTCAATCCACCAGGAAGGTTGGACAATGTGCCGGCATCAACCAGCTGGCGAATGATCGAAGTTCCCGCCCGAGCGTAGCCACCAATAATGTGAATCAGCCCAAGGCCATAGAACCCAAACCCAGGGACATATACATAGTGAACAAAATGCTGCCGTGGTCTGTGGTTCTTATCCGTCGGCTCATAGTTTCTGCGGATGGCCAGAACCTTAGTGGTTCCCTTGTCAATCGTAATTACATAGGGCTTCGGCAGATCTTCTGGGTCATCTACCCCAGGAATGCAGTACGTTGTATGTACCTCGTATAACGCGTAACGTTCATCATTGGTCAGGCTATAGCCACCCTCTTCAGCTTTGGCCTTCTCAATATCCGTGAAGAATTCAATCGGGTCGCCAAGGTCAACCTCTCGGTAAAACTGCTTGGCCATCAAGACATCGACATCATTCTTGGTCTTGCGCATAATGTGCGTTACGCGCTCAGCCGTCTCCAGGTGCGACGTGCCATAAGGCACAATCACGTCTTCCGCAGGAATGTAAATAGATACTTGCCTGCCTAACCGGGGATCGTAGTACACCTTCTTAAATGAAGATCCGGCAAGCCCCAGGCTGTAAAGCATTCTTTCATGCTCTGAACGGTATTCAACCATTCTTTCAGTGAGCTGATAGTTCATGTCAGCCCGGACGCGTTCAGCAGCGTCCTCTTTTTGCCGGGTAATTTCACCCAGGATCTTGGTCTTGACAGGGCCGGAAGCCGGGAATGTTTCACTCATTGTCTCGGCTTGGAACCGGATAACCGCCTCGGCCAGCAGCGTACTAAACACACCGCAGGCATCGTCCCAGGGTTCAGTCCGCTCTTCGTATTTGAAACCCAGAACCTGCAAACCTTTTACATAGGTTTCGGCCCATTCTTTTCGGGCTTGGATGTCCGCATCAACCAGTTCAATCAGTTCAGATGCAATATTGCTTAGCGTAGATTCATCTAAGGTTTCTGCTAGATTCTCATCAAACGAACCCTCGCCCATGATTTCGTCGGGAATCAGCGTGATCTCCATGCTCCCGTCGGCCAAGGTAATCA